AAAAGCGCCATGCCTTTATCTGCCTCCAGCAGCGGCATGGCGCTTTTCCCCCGGCACGTTTCTAAGCGCCCTCGGTTCGAATCCACCACGGTTTTCACACCAAATAAAAGAGACATCCGCATGGATGTCTCTTTTATTTGGTGGGGGAAGGTGGATTCGAACCACCGAAGGCATTGCCAGCAGATTTACAGTCTGTCCCATTTGGCCACTCTGGAATTCCCCCATATTCAGTTGCGTTGGAGCTGGTGGACGGATTCGAACCCCCGACCTGCTGATTACAAATCAGCTGCTCTACCGGCTGAGCTACACCAGCATCTAAACCGACACTGCCGTCAACCCCTTCGGATCTGCAGCGCTGGGTTCCGACCGCTCGATAATAATAGCAAAACAGGCACAATTTGTCAACAGTTATTTTTGTGATCTGGCGGAAAATTTTCACAAATGTATCCGGCAGAGTGCCGTATTTGCTTTATCGGCCATTCTGTGGTAGAATGCAGGAGCATATCCATGCAGAGACATATACGTAATGGAGCATTAAATGAGAACAGCCCGAAGAAACAAAACAGCACTTATTCTTGTCATTGTGATACTTGCCGCGCTCGCGGCCGCACTTGTCATAGGACTGCTGAGCAAAAAAGAGCCTGAGGATCCACACAAGGGACAGGTGTATATATACGACGGGTTCGACTGGATATGGATGACGCCGCTTGAGGGCGTCCCGGCAAACGAGCTTACTGAAGAATTCTTCTCTTCAAGCAGCGGGCGCATCGAATATACAGGAAGCGACTATGACGTTCTGCGCGGGGTAGACGTTTCGGAGCACCAGCTTGATATCGACTGGAAGCAGGTCGCCGCATCCGGTGTCGACTATGCCTATATCCGCGTCGGCTGGCGCGGATATACCGAGGGCGGGCTTTTCGAAGACGCTTATTTTGAACGCAACATCCAGAGCGCGCTCGACGCGGGGCTGCACGTAGGCGTGTACATGTTTTCTCAGGCCGTGACTGTTCAGGAAGCGATCGAGGAGGCGGATTTTGTCCTTGAGCGCATCGGGAAATATAACGTTACGCTGCCGGTCGTATTTGACTGGGAGAAGATTGAAGCGGCCGAAGCGAGGAGCCACGGGCTTACGATGGAACTGCGGACAGACTGTGCGCGTGCTTTCTGCGAGACGGTCAAGAGCGCCGGTTATGTGCCCTGCGTATACTTTAACCGGAACCTCGGCTATTATGGCTATGACCTCACGAGGCTGACCGATTACGAATTCTGGTTTTCCCTGCCAGAGAGCGGCTTCCCCAATTTCTATTATGCGTGTGACATGTGGCAGTACAGCTTTACCGAAACCGTGCCCGGAATCGCCGAGCCGACAGACATGAACCTGTGGTTCATAGCGAAGCCCGCGGCATCACCTGCACCGGAAACGGAGAAATGAGAAACTAAATACTTGAAATTTTGCTGTAGATGATATATACTTCTCTACGGTATGCCGGTGTGATGGAATGGTAGACGTAGCGGATTCAAAATCCGCCGGTGGCGACACCGTGTGGGTTCGAGCCCCACCACCGGTACCAAGAATTATTATCAATGGTGGGCTACTTTGCTTTAGTCTGCCGAGGCAAAAAAAGAGCCGAGCGGAATAACCCGCTCGGTTCTTTTTTGCTCTATTCTTTTGTGTCTGCGGGTGCAGCCTATATAACTGCTTCCATTTTGGAAGCAGTTGCTACCCCCGCGTAGGTACGCAAGCCTTCGACTGCACGCGGCGCGTGTTGCTTATTCGTTCTGAGTTTCTTCCGACTCGATTATTTCAACGGGTGGCTCGTGATCTGAATCTATCTTGTCTTTATAATTTCTGAGCCACTTCTTAAGCCATTCCGGGATAGGCGCGCCGAGCTTTCCAGCGTTCTCGACGATGCTGCCGAGCTCTGTTATTATGTACCAGAGCAGCACGACCGGCGTGATGAGCGTCCCGAACGTTATGCCGATGTCTATGCCGGCACCGTTAATTATTACACTAATTGCTATATCGCAGAGCGCCGCCACAAGCACGGCGACGATCTCGCCCAGCTTGTGCCACAGTCCCGCTCTCGCTACGGCGGACGACCAGTCCCCGGCGCTCTTCGCGGCCCAGGTTCCCGTGGCATAGTCGAGGACTATACAGGCGACCCAGATTATCACAGCCCAGCCTACCCAGCCCCACAATGCTGTGAGGAATGCGATAGCTGCGACGATCCATGCCTTGAACTGTAAGGCTTTTTCAGGTGCATTCATTTTTGTTTCTCCTTCATGTTGTCAAAAATCATGGTTTTTCGTGCATATAGTTACTTGCCGCGCCGGTTCATGTCAGAATTTTCGTCATTTCTGTCCACCTCCTATCAAGCTCTTGTACGTGGCCGCGCCGCAGATGCCGTCAGCTTCAAGGCCGTGCTCCGCCTGATAGGCCATGAGCATATTGCGCGTCCTGGTTCCGAACTCGCCGTCGATCCACTTAGGATCATAGCCAAGATACTTCAAGGCCGCCTGAAGCATCGCAACAACCACGCCGGTCTGGCCGTCCTCCAGCATGGGCAGCTCGACAGTGACATAGCGTGTCGGCTTCTTTGTGGCCGGCACCGTGTCCGGTTCTGCCCCGGTGTAGCGCAGTACGCAGTCCCACGGATAGTTGTAGTATCCGCGCGTGTATATCTCGCGCCCGGTCTGGTCGCCGGTCCGGCCTCCGGTCGTAGTGCCATATTCGTTGATGCTTGCCTGCACGAGCTGTCCGCCGCCGATATACAGGGCGGTGTGATGCACGTGGTTCAAGAGCACGTCGCCGCGCTCAAGCCCCGCGCCGGTGCTGAGGTCGACGCTGCCCGTCACGTCCTCGAAGCCGCAGCGCAGCATATCTCCGCGCATGTTGCCCGTGTAAGTGCAGCTGAGCGGAACTCCGGCTTTCTTAAACGCGGATATCACCAGACTGCTGCAATCGTAGTCAGGCCCCCAGCGGTTGGCCTGATCGTAGCCGTGGCTGTCGTCCGCCGCTATCTCCAGCGTGCGGGTCACTGCATTGTCTATAACTCCCATGATGATTACTCCTCATAAAGGATGGTCAGGCCGTAAGCCTTGGCGACAGCGTGCTCGAGTATGCAGCCTCTGGCATTCTTCCATCCTTTGCAGAAATACGCCGCATGGCAAAGGCTCATGTTCGTTATAGACCTCGCAAGGAACAACAGCGGAATATTGACGACACCGCGTTCCTTGCATTTTGCGTCGCTGTACCATTCATCCGTGAACAGTGTGTTCACTACCTCGTAGCCCTTGCTCTCAAGCGCGGCTATTGCCCGCTCTCGCGTTGCTACAATTTCCTCTTCGGGTTTGCCGTTCATCGGCTGTGATAGCATTGCTTTCATCTGGTTTTCCTCCTTATGTTACTGTCGTAAATCTTGAGAGCAGCCACCCTGTCGGGTCTACACTCTCCTGGGCATCTTCCGTCAGCAAACCGCTGTCGGTCTTATCGTCGTCCATTACTCAGTTACCTCCTCACTCCGTATACTCCACGCCGTACCGGTCGAACAGAGCCTTGACCCGAGCGTCCTTGAGTATCTTCTTCTGCTGCCCCTGATTCAACGCGTCATAAACCGTTTGCAGTGCGGTCTTGGTGTCGGCGGCTACTTCCTCCGCAGCTATCGTCCATTTGCCTTTACTCATTGACCGTCACCCCCAGCACGTTCAAGGCGTTTTGCATGTCCTGCTTTTCCTCATCAGTTCCACCCTGCTTTATTTCCGCGATTTTGGCAAGGATGACATTCTTCCGTTCTTCTATCGTCATTCAGCATTCACCCCCAGCGCTACCTCTATCTCCGATAAAGCCGCTTCGTACTGCGCATTCTGCGCCGCCACGTACGCCGTCTGCGCCGCATACGCCTCGCCCAGATCCTTCCACGGTGCCATCATCCCGGTGAACACCTCGCCGTCACCGCGTGTCCATATCTCATCCGACGGGACAAAGCGGAAGCTCTCTATCCACTCCGGGCACTTGCCGTCGAATTCATTCGTCTCTTTTGCCCTGCGTCCCTCTGCTGCGGAGACGTAACATTTATAGTCGCTGTCTATGTAGATCGTCACGCTGTGTCCCCCCTCATTCAACCCAGATGTTATAGATTTTGCCGGCGGAATATGATCCTACAATCTTGATATATTCCGAGTCCGTCAGCGCCGATATATCGCACTGCACCGTATTCCGGGCAATTGTGCCCTGCGCTGTGCTGGTAACTTTGGCAGTCCAGTTAGTATTATTGATCGTAGTGGAGGCCGCGGCATCGGTGCCTACGCCAAACCCCATACCGTAGTTCCCGCCGTAGTTGTATGAGCACTCAAAATCGACACACAGTTTTGTATAGCCACTCAACGCGACGGCGGGGTCGATATAGAATGCTACGCCGCCGCTGTCGGAGTTGCCAGACCAACTGATTGTGTCGCTTGAAACTGTCGGCGCAGAAATCATGCTGTTGCTCTTGATCGAGTACCCAGACGTCAGCCCCGAGCCATTTTTAAAGATATAGAGCCCATACGTCAGCTCCACAGTCTCGACCTGCCCCTCAGCTGTGATGCTCACGGCCTTGCTCGTGCTCTTGCTGCCGCTGACCGCCGTGACCGTCCACGTTCCGGCGGAGGGGATAACAAATATCGCTTTACCGGTGGTATCCTTCGCTGTCAGCGTCACGCTGCCATTTGAACAGGTGCAGACGCTCCCCGAGGGGTATGTCACGCCGATCACAGCATAGACGGCGGCGACGGTGACGATCCCGGTCGTGAATACACCCTCTCCGACGGCGGTCTGGGCGGATGCCGATGGAATTACAGTCTTCGCCGCTTGAACTGGCAGCTGCTTCGTTGCGGACTTAGTCCCGGCGGCGACTACGCCCGCGGCCTGTGTGGCCGAGGCGGTGATCTTCCCAGCAGCGTCGACCGTTATTGCGGGCGTAGCCTGCGTAACGTCGGCAAGGGCGCCGGTCTTGATCTGCTTGTCTCCGGCATAGAACTTTTTACCGCTGCGTACATCTGCGGCCTGCGCGTTGGCGAGGGCAAGCTTTGAGTTAGTCAGTCCCCCGCCGCCCATGATGCCGTTGCCGAATATCTCGCTCATGCTGTCACCTCCGTGATGCTCACCTGCACGGTGATTGCCGCAGTGGGTTTATCTCCGACTGCATAAGCGGTGATAGTTCCGGCGTTGTTGCCAAATACAAGGCCGTAGCCGCCATCCATTGCTCCGTTCATAACAGTGGTGTCGGGATCAATGTCAATACGGCTATTCGCTGTGGCGCCGTTGATCGTGACCGTCTGCGAGTACGGTGATGCGCTGCCCGTCCACGATGTGACCGGCAGCGTGACTGTTGCCGTTTTTATCGCGGGAGCTGCGCCGACCATCTCGGGGGTGTAATCCCCGTTTGCTGGCACCACGGTGCCACTGCGTCCGTTGAACGTTATCACGCCGCCGCCAGCCGCTGCAGCGGCCTGCTGCGCCCAATACTTTGAATTATTGTTGTGGGTTTCGTCGGAAGCAGGTACGGCCTGTCCGCCTCTGGTTCCAACTGCCCATGCTTCGCTGTTCTGCGCCGACTCTCCTGCATTCTCCTCGGACTCGGCCGCCGAAGCAGCGGAAGCGCTTGCTGTCTGCGCTGCTGAGGCGGCGAGTTGCTGACTTGCTGCCGCCGCCTCAGCGGAAGTCTGCGACGCTGCGGCGCTTTGACTGCTGTTTTGTGCCGAAGTTGCGCTATTCTCTTCGGATTCAGCCGCTTGCGTTGCCGAAGCTGCCGCCGCCTGTTCAGATGCCTCAGCCGCTGCTTCCGAGTTTGCTGCCTGAGTTGCCGACTGCGCAGCCGCCTGAGCATATTCGCCGGCTTTTTGGATGTCAGGGATTGCTTTGACTATCTCGGCGAGCGTTTCGGCCAGAACATTGAAATAATCCGAGCTTTCAATCTCGCCGTCGCTTACCGCACTTGCTTCGACAGCGAGCACCCATGCGAAGCTTGAAAGCTTTTCGGCGCTCTGCGTGTAAAACTCAAGTTCGATATACACATCCCCGCTCACGGTCAGCGCCTGTGCCGCAAGCTGGATCGTAGCGACGTTGCCGTTCATGGTGACGGCTGCGGCCTTGTTCTCGGTCGTGTCATACCAGCCTATAGTTCCGTCTGGCTTCCGGTACCTTACAGCGGTGAGCGCACCCGTCGGGGGTGTCCATGGCTGCGACCCCTCCAGCAATGCGGCAGAGATAAAGCGGCTCTGCTGGTCGGCCTGTTTCGCATAAACCAGCGTCGCCACATTGGGGTGAAGCAGGTCAACCGTTATCTGAGATGTTACTTTCATCTTTCGCCTCCTGTGCAGGCCGCGACTCCTCGGCTATAATCTGATCGAGCATCATCATGCAGCCGAGCATTTTATCGATGTTGCCTCTGCCGCGCACGTCGATTTCTTCGAGTGTCCGGCGGACGGCCTTGAGTCTTTCTTCCCGTTTCATGCCGTCACCCTCTCAAGAACGACGTTCGTATAGTTGGGTTTCAGTCCGCGCTGAACCGATACAGCTGATGTGAATCCGTCGTACGTGCGTGTGCGGTCGTCATTCATCTTTATGTCAAGATGCCCGCTCGTGAGGTAGAGGATCGCATCGGTGAATGTGCCTACAAACTCTATGGACAGCTTGTTTTCCTCGATTTGCCCGTAGAGTTTAAGTTCAAAAGATTTTCCGGCTGTTTCTACTGTCATAATTTCTCCTTTCGGGGATTATTCCCACATAACAACATTGTGTGATATCCCGTTAATCGATAGTGTCCCTAAATAGCAGTCATGCCCGCCGATGCCGAGTGCGCCAGCCGCCAGAGAATTAACGCTGATATAATTGCTGCTGATATTCCCGCCGTTGCACTGCCCGTATGCGGTGGTCCCGCGAGAGACATAACCGCTGAGTGTTGAGTCGTTGTTTCCCGGGGCAACTGTGTCATATGCGAGATTGCCGCCACTGCCGCCGGAGAGTGTATAGTCTCCAACTTGATTCCCCTCGATGTAGCCCGCTCCGGTTTCTTCGGCCTCGGTCAAGATGCTGGAAGCGTAGACGCTGCCGGTGAACTTGCCGCTGGTGGCAGTGAGATTGCCGTATTTGTCAACCTTGAATGCGCCTTTGCCGAGCGCTATGCCGTCAAGCCCGACATACACACCGTCATGCGTTGTGTCGTCGAGCGCCGTCATGCCGTTTCTGAGTGAGCTCGCGGAGAGCGTGAACCCACCCACAGTGACATTCTCCGAGGATAGCGCGCCCGCCTGTATAAAGTCGGCAACGATCTTACCGTCCTGCGTGATTGCTGTCCCGAACGGCCCGTTATAGCCTTTGGAGCTGTACCCGAGGCCGCCGAGATTGAAGCGCCATACATTGGTTGCGGTCAGCACATCGTCGGTGTCCATGATGGAAAAGCCCATCGGCTTTCCGTCGGAGTTGAACTGGAAGACGAAGTTGCCGCCCTTGGTGCCCGTGATGAGCTGCGTCGCGTTGGCTATTGCCTTGCCTGTCTCGGTGCGGAGGTCAATAGCGGTTTGCTCGACCGCCTGCGCGTTGCTGTATATGGTGTCAGCAATGTTCGCGCGGATGTCACCGATGTTGATTGAAGTGTACCTGTCGCGCAGCACATCGTACTCTGTTTCCGTGACCTTGGCTGTGGTCTCAATGCCGAGCTTCTCATAAATGACCGTGACGGTATCGCACAGCTTGATCATTTCGGGCGGCGCTGCTGAATCCATCAATCTGGCAATGTCTTGATAGCTCAGTGAGATGGAGACGGTCGGTATTCCTAAATTGTTGTCGTTGATATAGCTCTGCGCTCTGAGAATAAGCTGCTGCGCGGTTGGCGGGCTGTCGAAGTCTCCCGAGACGTCCAGCATGAGGATGTTGATGAAGTCAAATGTGCCGGGGACAGCTACAATTTTGTCGGGCATCTGGGTTATCTCTCCGGTCTCGCTGTCGACGTAATACGGATATACCCCGGTGTACATCTTGGAAATGTTCTCCTCCTGCCGGAGGTCTATAAGGTTTTTCCCGTAGCGTATGACTACGCCGCGGTTCTGCCCGCGTGACGTAAGCAGCTGCGTGAGGAAGTGTGTAAAGAAGAATTCGCCGCGGTACGTGTCGAGTACGCTGCCCTCAGTACCGCCCAGCAGGGCGCGCATCGATGTCGGGGCAGTTACTGCCATGTTTGCCGTGGTGACCTTATCCGTGGTGAAGACGAACGGATTTGATACCACCGCATGGCTCTTGAGCTGCTTCATCGCATCGGCAGCATTAGCGGCTGTGAACGGTGTCACGGGAATGCCGCTTTGATCGTATGAAATGTGGCGTGCCTGAACCTCTATAAGCCCGCTCAGTGGTCGGCTTATGTTGTATATGCGGAAAGGCTCTTGCCCGCCGTATGGCGTGACCTGCGCATAGATAAGGCGGCGATTTACGATTTCCTTATAGTGCAGCCCATCTATCGGGTACTGCATAGTCAGCTCATACTCGCCGTTGCGCTGCTCTCTGACCTTGCACTCGGCAGCATCATTGAGAATGCCCATGCCGTTGGTGGTGAATGTCTGCGCCGTGGATTCAAATAATATCGGCTTCACAGTGTCCACCACCTTGGTACAATGTCAAGAGCCGTTACGCCGCCGGTAAATGATATCTCCGATTCGCCGGGCAGCAGTGCCGGGAACTCGGCAGCCGAGATGTCGCCGTTGAGGTTGCTGCTGTCAAGGTACGCATTCTGCGTCAGCGAGTCTAAAATCATCCCGCTTGTGATTTTGTTAATCGTCACCGTCCGGCTGCCGACAGTGACGGTGCCTTTGCCTGAGCCTGTCACGGTGATTTGGGGACGTGCCGTAAAGCCGTGACTGTTTATCATCTTGCCGGTGCCGGTGAAATGTACCGGGTTCTGGCCGTCGATGAGAAACCGGCACGGCTGACAGTTGAACTCAATTGTGGCTCTCCCGAAGTTGTTGAATATGTTCTCGAAGTTGACGGGGCCTTGAAAGTAGGCATACCGGAAGCAATTTACATCATAGCTGTCGATGAGCTTGCAGTAGCCCTCCGGAGCCATCAGCCACGCCGCGATCCGGCGCGCGAGAGCAGGGAGTCCACCGTGGAACTCCCCGCTCACATAGATGTCATAGGGCTGCGTGTAATTCTCGAAGCTGTCTTCTGTGCGTATAATATCGCCGTTGCGTCCGGGAATGGATATGCTTTCAAGCTTACGTGCCGGATATATCCGCTCGGGGTAATGTTCTACAATGACGTGGAGGTCATCAGAACTTTTGCCGTTCCAGAATATCATGCAAACACGCTCGCTTTCCTGCTGTAAGCATTTTCTATCTTATACATGATTGCCTCCGCCAGTTCGTTGACATCCTGCCCCGGCGCGCCGTTGACGACGATGTTTACTCCGCCGTAGTTAGTCGTCTGAGTCGCTCCCGCTCCGGTTGTGCCCTCGATCTGCATCCGCATACCGGAAGTTGCCGCCATGAGCGCATCCTCTACGCGGTAGGCGTTCGCATCGATGCCGCGTGCAAGGCCGGTCATCATATCGGGCATCCATTTTTCATAATTGCGCAGCGGACCCACGTCCGGGCGCGAGAAGTGGAGAAAACTCGATATAGTATTTGCGACGTTTGCCACGGTGTTTTTGAGGTTATCCCACATGGCGATGATACCGTTGATGAAGCCCTGAATGAGGTCGCGCCCCCAGCCAATGGCCGCCTGCGGGAGCTCTCTGAATTTCTGCTGGATTGCGAGCGCTATTTGAACTACGCCGCCGATGATGTTCGGTATCTGGCCGAGCAGCCCTTGCAGCAGTCCGGACATCAGCCTCACCGCCGCATTTTGCATATCCGGTATCTTTTCGATGAGCTTTGAGACCATCGCAATTGCGGTACGAACTATCGCGTCAAGCAGCTGCGGTGCCGCATCTGCAATGCCCTCAACGAGCGCAGTGATAAAGTCGACCCCGGCGCTCATCAGTTCTGGCAGTATCGTCAGGACCGTGTCGATTATCATAGGCATCGCATCGGACAGCGCGCCAAGCAAAACCGGCAGAGCGGCGACTATCCCGTTTACAAGCGCCTCAATGCCGTCGGTAAGAGCCGGGAGTATTGTCTGTAGAGTAGGCTCGACATACGGAACAAGGGCATTTATGAGCTGCGTAAAGCCCTCAGTCAGCCGCGGCAGTATTTCCATGATTCGGGGAATGAGGTTATCCGCAAATGTGACAATGCTATCCGTCAGATTCTTAGTGAGCTGTGACAGGTTCGATTTTTCATCCGCAAATCCCGTCAGCATATTCTGCCAAGCAGATTTCATTGCATTTGCGCTGCCTTGTATGGTAGTGGACGCCTCTTTTGACGTGGTGCCGGTTATGCCCAGCTCTGTCTGTACGACGTGAATCGCTTCAATCATCTTGTCGAACGACACTTCGTTGACAGTCTTCGCCGTGACGTCAATTTGGTCTCCAAGCACGCCGCTGTCGTTTATGAGCCTTGCCATCTCGGCAGCAGTGCCGCCATAGCCAAGCTTGAGGTTGTCCAGCATGGTATAATTCTGCTTTGCAAAGCCCTGATAGGCGTTCTGTATGCTGCTGATGTCAGTGCCCATCTTATTAGCGTTGTCCGACATATCGGTTATTGCAAGGTTCGCAAGCTCTGCCGCCTGTTCAGTATCTCCGCCGAGCCCCTGAAGCAGCGACGCCGAGAAGCTTGTCACCGTCTCCATGTACTCATTGGCGGAGAGCCCCGCCGTTTTGAACGCATTGTTAGCATAGTTCTCGACTGTCTTTGCGCTGTCTCCGAAAAGCGTCTCAACACCGCCGACAAGCTGCTCATAATCCGAATAGCTGTTGACGGCATCTTTCGTGAGCTGGATGAAAGCGGCCCCGGCTTCCTTTATGTAGCCGCCCATTTTCCGCAGACCTGACATGATAACGTCTGAGAGCACATTTGCTTTCAGAACATCCCCGAAGCTCGCCGCTCCTTTGCCTGCTTTTGTGAAGTCATTGCTGGTTTCGTCGAGCCCGCTGTTGACGTCCGCAAGCTCCTGCTCCATGCCGTTGAGCGCGGTGGTGGCATTGAGCACAGCCTCCCTCCACTTGAGCGTTCGGGCGTCATTTTCGCCGTACTTCGCCGCAGATTTCTGCATCATGTCCGTCAGGGTTCTGATGCGCTCTTTCTGCGTGGTGATCTGCTCGGACAGAATTTTAGATTTTGCCGCCGCCTTTTCCTCGGCGCTGGTGGTGCTGTTGAAGCTTGAGACCGTCGCGCGCATCTGCGCGTCAAGGGTCTTGGCCTGCTGGATGATCTGATTTATTGATTTTCTATACTCGGCCTCGCCTTCGACGCCGATTTTGGGGCCTATGTTTGTTGCCATGGTGTTATCACCTCAGTTGTAAGGCTTCTTCTATGCTCCAGCTCTTTTTTTTCTTTGCCGGAGTCGCGCCGTTGTATATGGCGAAACAGGAGATCATGTCGCACATTTCGCCGTAGCGTGTGTTAATGATCTCCTGTCTGCTCATATTCAGCATCCGGCCATAGAAGAAATACCAAGCCAGATTGATTTCTACTCTGTTTCGGGTCGGCTGACCTCGTTTTTTTTTGAAGGCTCGACCTCGACCGTGGTCTTGCGCCCGGCCTCAAAGGCCGCCATTGCCTCAGACATCAGCGCCGTGAACTGCTCGGCGCTCAGTGCCATGACCTGTGCCATGGTCAGGGGCTCGGGCTTGTAGGTCACGTCTTCAAAGCTGCGCTGCATCTCATAGGCCTTGTTGAGCTCAATGATGAGCTTTGCGCCGTTGCGCGTCACTCTGCCGTACTTGCCGCTGAGAAACTTCTCAATCTTGGTCAGGTCGCCGTCAGGGCACATCTCCGCAATCTCCACGGACGCACCGACGGTGAAACTAAAACCGCGTTCTTTGCCGAATATGATCATAACAGCCTCCTATCAGCCGCCCGGCTCTGTATAGTTGAGCATGGCCTTGATGCAGGCCTCGGCGGCGTCTTCGCTCTCCTGATCGTCCGCCACGCGCTTCCAGCGGTGCTTAGTGCTGTCGTCGCGGTGTATGGACATTTCAAGCTCTTTGGTCTGCCAGTCGATTTCTTCTTCCTGCGTGGCGTATTCTTCCGAGGATGCGGTAGCGCGGAGCTTAGTGAGTACTACCGGGCTGTACGATGTGACACCGTCGGACATATACCGCACGACGAAGCCAAGCCCGATATACGGAATCTTCATATCGTCGTCGTAGTCCGTAACGCTGACCTTCGTGCTTCCGTCGATGGTGATTTCGCTCTTGGTCTCCGGCAGGCCCATTATCAGATCCTCTGCCTTGCGGAACAGGCCGTCGACCGTCAGGGTGGTAGTGCCGCCGGTGAGAACACCCTCCTGGCTCTCGGCCGCCATGTTGTCGGCATAAAACGTATTGTCTGCCGCGGTTTCCGGGTCGATCTTGACCTCTACGCCGCGGGCAAGCCGCATAGCGCCTGAGTATGTGACGGTGCCGCCGTTTGCGGCGTACTTGGCTACCCACGGGCGTGAGAAGCCAGTACAGACTTTTCCTGCTGCTGACATATGATTCGCCTCATTTCATTTTGTTTTTTATGTCGTCGTCAAGTGATTTCGCCATGGCCGCCTCAGCTGCCTTTTTGGCCTTGCGCGTCGCACGCCCGACAAAATCATTTTTCTGCATGAATGACGTCCCGCTCACGACAGCACGGGCTATCATCGCATTGGGCTGACCGTGCGGCCAGCGCTTTGTTTTCACTCCGTTATAGCCGTCAAATCCGGCCTTGGTGCTGATATAATCCTCGGTGTTTTCGATTGGGGCGAGACCGAAACCGTCAATCAAGCCCTTTTTCTGCGGCTCACTTATGTACTGCAAAGATGAAGCCGACGGGTTTCGTGAGTTGTACCGGTGCATGGCCTCTTCATTGGTGATGGTCGGCAAACCCTCCAGCTCCGCTTTTATGGCATCTGCGACCACAGCCGCGCCTTTATAGACGGCGCGCTTTATTATTTCCTCATCGCCCTCAAGTGCGCCGAGCTTCGTGAGGTATTCGCCGAGGCCGGTAAACTTCATCGTTGCCATTAGCGCATACTCCATGTCCATTCATGGTGAATAAGCTCGGTTTCATCTTCGTACTGTACGCTGTTCAGCTCCCAGATGAGTCCTAACCCGCTCAGGGTGCTTTCTATGGCATCCGGTGCCGGGTCATATTCCTGCTTGCTGAAATAGTCCACTGTGCCCGTGAGCGCGTGCTCAGCCGTCTTGTTGTCGGCGGTAAATCCGCTCCCGCTCTCTTCTGCCCATATGCAGAATGGGGGCTGGAGGTTCGGGCGGAAATAGTGGTATGTGTTCGGTACCGCCGCTGCGAGGGCAGTACCGATACTTTCAAGGCGTTCCCGGTAAGACATCATAGAACTCCTCCAGCGCGCTTAATGTCAGGTCTGTAACCTCCAAGCCGTCACTATCAAGCAGATGCTGCACGTTATCTATCCGGTACTGCGAATCATCCTCGAGGACGGCGTACATGCCGATCTTGACACCTCTGTCCTGCCATATGCGTACCAGCATATCTATCTGCTGATTCACGCCCATGGCCGCGTACTGCCTGTTATAGCCCACGGTCCGCTCACCGTAGTAATGAGTCGACTGCTGTGCAAGCTGCATGACCGGCATTTGCCCGGCTGCCGCTGTGTTCTTGAGCTTGCACACGGTCAGGATGCCACTGTCAAGCGTCATGTCGTGCCTCCAAGCTTCTCCGCAAACAGGCGGTTATTAAGGGCATATCGGAGCATTCGCGGCATGACCGGGTTGTCCTCGGCGCGCTTGCGAAACAGATACGCCGCATACATCACGATCAGGTTGCAGTCATCAAGGTTGTCCGCAGAGAGGGTTTTTATGCCCTCCCTGCGGATTTCATGCGCCGCAACTTCAAGGAGCTGCTGAAGATACGGCTCCTGCGCCGCTGCGGTCTTGTTGAGGTTATACTTCAGCATCGTGAGCAGCTCGTCGTTCGTCATAAGCAGCTCCTTTCAGATCAGGTCTTGGTGATCGCGACGGTGTACACCTTGGTCGCGTTGCCATTGGTCACGGTCACGGTGAGGGTGCTCGCCCCGGCAGTCGGGGTAATGTTGCCGCCGTTGGCTACATTCTTTCCGCCGTAGCTGATTGCTACCTTTGCGTCAATCTGTGCCGCTGCCGCGTTGACTGCGAGGGATGCCGCCGTGGTAGAGAGCGTGTAGCTCTGAGTGGCCGCATCAAAGGTCGGGCTGAGTGAGCCGGTGTCGACGCTGAGGGAATCAAGGTCGGCGTCGTTTGCCGTGTCAGCCGCGAATGTCATTGCGGTGGTAACTTCGCTGCCGTTGATGTTGATCGCAACGAACGCACCCGGAACGACCGGCGTACCGTCCGCACGGGCCTTGCCCTTGAACACGGTGTTGTCCTGGAGGAACTGCACCTCGCGGCTCTCCTCAATTGTCATTCTCGCGCGGTCGGCGTAGAGGTACAGGTCGCCGTAACCGCCGATGATATCGCCGTCCGGGATGAATTCCAGAATGTCGATATCGCCGGTCACGATGGGCAGGATGCCGTAAACATTGGCTACAACATCACCGGATGCGGTGAAAGTGATTGCCTTGGACTTGAGAAGAGCGTAGGTCTTGCTGTTCATCGTCCAGAACTGATTACCGCGGCTGTAACGGGTGAACGTGGCGCCTGCCGCGATCTGGAGGGCTGCCCAGAACTCAGCGCCGGTCTTGCTGGCATCGATCTTGAGGATGTTGCTGGTGTGGAGGTCGACCCATGCAGGGGCGGCAGCCGGGTACCCGGCGGGCTTGCTCTGCTGTGCAAGGCGGGTTACAATGCCGAGAGGCATACTGTTGGCTGCGCCCTTGCCGTAGAGGATCGCCTTGTCGATTGCGAGGCCGATGCTTTCGGAAAGCATCTCAACGATCCAGCTTGCGAGGTTGACATCGTTGTCCTCCAGCAGGCTGTTGCAGACAGGCACGAAGCCCGCTACCTTGTAGCCATCAAGCGTGGTCTGGTTGAATACCAGGGTCAGCTCATTGATAGCTGCGCACATCTCCGTCCAGACAGCTTCCGGGACCGTGCCCGCGATGGTCTGACGGGTGGTGCCCGTAACAGAGCGCACACGGACGCGGTTGAGCAGCTTGCTGTATCTGTACATATTCTCGGCGATGAGGTCGAGGAACACGACAGGAATGGTCAGCTCACCGCCGCTGACGCCGCGCTTCTCGCCCTTGAGGCTGCGCAGCTGTGCGAGGAAGTTTTTACTATCCTCCTGCCCGATGATTGCGTCGCGCTCCTGGCGAGGCAGCGCGTCCATTACTCTCTGGCCAAAGGGCAGAGAACGGATGTTGATGGTGGTAGTCATGTGATTGCTCCTTTCGGTATTTGCCCCGCTCTCGGGGTTGTTGATGGGCGGCGTGCCGCGCTGCTCCTCTTCGGTGAGCTGCTGCTCAAGCGCCGCGATTTCGCCGCTGAGGCGATTTTCGGTCTCCTCGTGCTCTTTCCACTCGGTTTCAAGCTGATCCATGCCCTCATTGAGGGCGTCGATCTCCTCCTCAGTGGTGGCCTCACCGATTGCCTCGGTGATGTCGGATTTGCGAGTCTCAAACTCTTTTGCTCTTTCCCTGTGCTGGGCAAGCTCGGCCTTTTTCAGTTCGATGCGCTTGCGCAGCATAATTGCTTTAATTGCCATAATTGACTCCTTTCAATCTTTCGAGTGCGAGCCTGCGCTTCTCTTCAACTCTGCGTTTGACAACGGTCGCAAGCTCGGCCTTTCTGGCCTCGACACTTGTATCTTCATAGGCCGGAAATGTTACTACGGACACCTCATAGAGGCGCACGCGCTTGATGCGGAACACTGACGGCTGTCCCTCGGTGTGCTCGATCTCCTGATCAAGGATATCGAACCCGAAAGAGCACTGATTCACATCTCTGCGCTTGACCCGCTCGTAGAGGTTCATAGCATCCTGATCAGCTCGGTTTATCCGGATGCTGCCCCAAAGCCCGATCTCATCTTCGCGGAGTGTAAGCGTTCCCGCCGGTACTCTGCCGAGGACAAGCGTCGTGTCGTGATTGCACAGGGCGCGGACATCTTCCTTTGTCTGATCTGTGAACGCGCCGCGGTCGACCGTTTCGTATGCCTCTTCCCAGAGCCAGTATTTGGCTCCGAATACCGCGAAATAGCCCTCTATGTACAGTTCCTCTCCCTCCGCACGTGCGGAGAACTCAGCAGCTGAGGGCTGCATGAAGCGCGTACAGAATTTGGGTTTATTCTCCATTTGTTTCACCTCCCTGGATAAGCTTTTTTTGATTGGCTATCATGCTCTGAGGGATGAAGTTCTCAAGGATCGTGAGAATATCCAGCCCCTCAAGCGGCGTCAAGCCGAGCCAGTCCCTGACCTCGTTGCCGGTCATTATTCCGCGGATATACTGATCGTCAGCCACGGCCGCAAGATCTTTGAGGTCGTAGTTATACAGGCTGCGAGGATTGAACCGGAAATACATATCCGGGCTGTAAAGCAGCCCTTTAGTTAGTACCTGCTGAATATTCTGAGACAGCGGCATGATCCGGCTGTTTATAAAGGCGTTCCAGGCATCGCGCTTAAACTCGCCCTCGCCGAGGACGAACGGCGGGACGCCCAATATCGACGCCACTGTGCGCTTGTCCAGTTTCACGAAGTCTGCGAGAGCCAGGTCAGACAGCGTAAGCGGCTTTACCTGCTCCACCTCAAACTGATTTGCCGGTATCAGCCACGGTTCACCGGCCTCGCCGCTGGCTGCGTATGAGTTGAGCAGTTTCTCACGTCCCTCGGGCGATGAAAATTCATCAACAAGGCCGTCGACCTTGACGATGATTGAAGGCTTCCACTTTGAGGACATGAAGCCCTTTTCGGTCGTTGCCGCCTGCTTGAGGTTATTTGCCACATCACTGAGTTGGATCTGATAACCGACGCCGAGCCACGGGTAATATTCGCCGGGATTCAGCGCGAAGTGCAGCACATTATCAGGTTCATACTCTCGCCCGGCAATTACTACGCGATAGTCAAAATCGCCGTAGGGAACGAAAGAGGTGAATGCCGGTGGTATTGGTATCAGGTCATCGAGATAGCCCGCTCTGGTGCGCGGCCATGCGACGGCATTGCCGCTGTAATACATCGTCCTGACTATCCAGCGGATGAAGTTGGAGCGCGTCATGTTCTTATTGGGGTTGATGTCAACCTTGCGGCTCAACGCGTTGGTAACGCGTATATCGCCCCGCTCCGTGTTCTGCATCAGGTGAATAGTCTGTGATCCCACAAGCTGTGCGATGGTGTCAACAGCTGCGCTTATTTCCGGGCTGTCGCTCAGCTTGATGTAGCCCCGGCAAGCAAGATCGTCGAATTTCGATGCGTCGCAGAAAAACGCCGCGCTGCCAGCGCTTCGCGCCTGCATGGGCTCGGCTCGCGGTGCCTGTTTTGTTCGTGTTCTTTTTTTGCTCATTGTTTATCTCCCCACCAGTTACTTGCGTCCGCGGACTTTTCGAGGCTTTCGAGATATCTGATCTCTGCGAATACCGATGCGTCGAAAAGGTCAATTCTCAGCTCGGGCATGATTTTTTCATAGGCGATCATGTCGTCAGTCTTTTCAATGGCTGACACATTCTCGACGCAGTATTCATAAGCTTCTGAGTGCATATAGTACAGCGTGCCATTCTTGACGCTGTGCTCGATGTACCTGAAGCCCTCGGACTTCTTGTAGAAATATTGCGGTTGATCAAAGACGCGGAAGCCGGCTTTCTTCATTCCGATGAAGTACTCCCTGCAGAACTTGCGGTCGTGACCGACAGCGGCGATTTTGAACCCGCTCTTGCGCATCTCGACAAACCAGTTAATTATGTCTGCATGGTTGACCGTCGGACCGTTGCACATGGTCAACCATCCGTCATCCTGCCATCCGAACAGAGGAATGTTATCTTCGTCCGCCTTTCTGTGGGCGACAGCCACCGGGAAAAAGGCGTGCGTGATGATGATATCCACGCCCTTGTAGTTGCCGACAAGGGCGGCGGCAGTGAGGTCATGCAGCTTTGAGAGGTCAGCGCCGCCGTACCATTTGATCGGCAACCGCCGTAGCTGGTCGAGCGTCCAGTCATACTTTTTATCGGACCGGCGGAACTCATCAATGTTGAAATACGCCTTGATGGAATTTGTGTAGACGTTCAGGCTTTTTGCAAAGAAATCTTTGCGCTGCTGTGAGTCGTTCTGCGCCTGAATGCTGTCGTTGAGAATCTCCTCAGGGCGTATGCTGATGCCATAGGCCGGATTTGCCATCTCATGGACTGTCGGGTTTGTGAAATCCACCTCGCCCGTCTCCGGGTCTTTCGGAGCGCAGCACATGAAGATGAACAGTTGTTCGTCACTGATTATCCTCTCAAGCACCTTGCGGCAGTATTTCAGCCTTTGTCCAAGGAACATCTGCTCGTTATCCCCTGCCGTGCTGATGCCGATCAGAAGCTTGTTCGAATAGGCCTTCATGGCTTCCTTGAAGAGGTTGTACTGCTTTGGCTTTTTATAGGCGTGCAGCTCATCGCAGATTGCAAGGTTGCAGTTCAGTGAGTCTTGCGCGTCAGGGTTTGACGCGAGGGATTGAATGAAAAATGAGCCGTCCCCGCCGGGCAGCTCCGCCCTTAAGGAATGCTCATTGTTGTTGTTGATAATTTTTACCGCCCCACCGCTCGCGGCGTCCTCGCCCATGCGCTTGATGTTGTATTCCAGAAATTCAAAGCTTTCCAAGCTCTGTTTCAGCGCCGCACCGACGATGTAACACTTGCTCCCGCTCTTGCGGTAATATAGCGATAGAGCGAATGCCAGGCTTGCCGCAAAGGTGGTCTTGATATTCTTTCGCGGGATAAAGATCAAGGCTTCGTGATACCTTGCCACATCCGACCCTGTCAGCTTGAACCCGACTACGTTGTAGATGATGAACTTGTGGAACGGTTCCAGTAGGAACGGTGTTCCTCTAAGCGGTGTGCCGTCAAGCTTCTCGCCCTGCTTGTGGACTATCGTCTTTTCAATGATCTGAATGCAGAACTCAGGGCCTTTAGGGTCAAGGTAATATCTTGGGTCGTCGAGGTCTCGGAAGAAACGCTCAACCGCTTGCTTGAGCTCGGGGCAGGCGCATTTCCGGCCGCTGCGTATGCTCTCGGCATACTCAAGGACCACATCCCAATTCCGCCCGGTGATTGCTCTCATTTTATCTCGCTCAGCGCTTTGGCCAGCGGACTGAGCTTCTCCTTTTTGGGGGCATCGTTTGTCAACCGCTTTTGTGCGGCGGGGGTCAGGCCAAGCTCGGCCAGAAATTCACGGGCTTTGGATTTGAGGTCAAGGACGATTGTCAATTCCGGGTTCTTTGCTTTGTTGGTGCTCCCGTTCTTATTCGTGTGCTCTATCACGGCGATAGATCCGCTTTTCTTGTATGCGGTGCGTGCCCGATCGAGCTCATAGAGCGTATCGGCGGCAAGGTTTATCGTGATGTCAAAGCCGGTTGAATCTATGTCGAGCTGCCGCATGTCGTTCAATATGGCTTCCCGCCATTTTTTCCGTGTCATTCGCGTTTACCCCCTTTCTGTAAAAATCCTTAGAGTTGGAGAAAGCTACCCCCGCCATTAAGCGCGCGCGATACGCGGGCGTGCGTACCGGGGCGGGGTATCAATATTTTCCTCTATCGGAATTGGAGCGATTTTTGGCTTTTTCTGGGTGCTGCTTATTATGGCATTTTTTGCAGAGGCTGACGAGATTGCTCTCCGTGTAGAAAAGCTCAGGCGCCGCGTCGGCGTGCCTGATGTGATGCACCTCGGCTGCTTCGGTGAGACGGCCGTAGCGTCTGCACTCTCGGCACATATACATATCACGCCTCAGGATTTTTTCTCTGGTTCTTTTCCATCGTGCGGTTTTGTACTCGTTCGTTATGTCCATTGTACCGGTCGGCATTTAACGCCATGTCATCTATGAAGCGCTGGCCGCATCGTCGGCAAAGGATACCGGCAGCCATGCGCGACAGATATTGTTCATCGTGTCTGCATTTCATAATTTTAATCCCGCGGGAGACAGAATCGCGCCATGGGCGAGATGGAGTCCATGAGCTGTCTGACGGCGGTTCTTTCATCTCCCGCCACTTTCTGAGCATATACATCATACCGCTTATTCACGGCTTTTTTGGCTAAACATTCAGGCCGTATTTTTTTGCCGTGAGCTTGATAAAATCGTTGTGCCAATTCTTGGCCGTTCCGTATGACACGTTCAAGGCGAGCGCCGCGCCCTGTAAGGTGTGCGTCTGCTCGAAGAAAACCATGCTGATAAGTCTCGTGCGCTCCGCAGCCGTCGCGCAGTTTCGGCGCGTTGCCAGGAGCGCCGCCTCCACTGCTCGATATTCGCGCATGTCCTCAGGTGGAAGTTCTCGAAGCGCGACAGACTCCGCAGTGCGCTGCGTATCGCTGCTGCCCCCGGTTGATGCCCCGTATCTTGCCGTGATCGTTTGCGCTCGGAGCGCCTTAAGTTCACTGCAATGCGCCGGATATGCCCGGATGATGGATTTCACAAACCCCCACCACTTGTACCGCGTTTTACTCATCTACCCCCGCCCTCCTGTCAAAGCTTATCCAGCGCAGCGAGGTCGAGGAAGGTCTGTCGCGTGAAGCCGTAGTCCTTCGGTGCCGGCGCCGGTTCTTCCTGCCGCCTGATCTCCTCGCGGGTCTTCGGCGGTGCGTTCAGCTCCGTGCGCAGCCGCGCCCGCTCTTCCGGTGACCGCTTGTCTTTCACTCTGTCGTACTCGATCTCCGTCAGCTCCCCGCGAAAATCACAGAGGCCGCACTTGCCCCGGCCTCCGCGCTGGCGTTCGAGCGGCACGTCATGCAGGCGGTACAGCGTGTTTAGCTTTCGGTAACAATCTGCACACAGGTGATCGTAAACCATGTTGCTTTTGTTCTTCATGTCTCGCTCCTTTCTGCGGCGGGCTCTCCGCCGCTGCTGCTTATGTCTGCTGCTTTCTTCTCCGGCAGGATGTAACGGATGTACTGAGGTGCGCCGCGCTTATACTCTGCGCGCTGAATGAGCTTGCAGTTGCGGGGCACTCTGATCTCGGCGTCGCTCACGGCTACGCGGTCTTTCGGCTGTGGGCGGATGAGATTGCGGGACGATACGAACTTCTTTGCGTTGAGTTCCCCGCGCACCTGAGCTATCAGATACTCGGCTATCGGCATATAATCCTCCTGCTTGCTCAGCGGCTTGCAGTACGTGCCGCCGTGTCCCCACTTCATGCGGACGATGTGCTCGCATGAGGCCGGGACTATCAGGTGATGATGAACGCGCACGGTCTCCTTTGTGTCGCCGTCCATGTCGGATGTGATCGCTACGTACTTTAGCTCATCGGCACGGCCTTCCTTTTCGAGGGCGCGCTTCACCCGGCGGAGATAGTTCACCATCTCCTGGGCAGCAGCTTCACGGATGCAGCGCAGCTGATCCTCTTCGGGCAGGCTGTCATAATCCGGGGCAGCTTTCCGGGCGGAGCGTTCGAGCTTCTTGTATGATGCATCGGAGTAGTCGAGACCAAGGAGGATATCTCCGTGTGTGAAGTTTGCATTGATGAGGCGGGCAAGACGCTTCTTCGTGGAGTATTCATTCTGCTCCTGCTTCTTGATGCTGGACTCTTCCTTGCGTCTGTTTCGCCGGGTGCGATCACCGAGAACGAAGTACTTCGTCTTCTCGCCGACCTGCCCGGCTTCGTATGTTCTGACTACCCAATATCCGTCCTTCATGGTGCTCTCCTCTTCTCTCTATTAAAGAATGGCGGATTACTTAGGCTCTTACCGAGCTCGCAAACGCGCGTGCGCGCGCGTCTGCTTTTTAATATTCTCCGCCTCAAAGTGGGCTCTAAGGTGCTGCCGGTCCGCGGCAGCACCTTACAATCTACTTTATGCTTCCTTATCACAACTTGTGTTGCTTGCCGTCTCGCGTGACGATCTTGATATCATATCGCACCTCGCGAGGCGAATAGTACTTACCACAGGCTGCCTTGAGCGCGGCCTCCTGCTTGGTAATGGCATACTCGTTATCCTTGGTGTCGCCCTTTTCCAGCTCGCGGATCTCCGCGTACTTGGCATTGAACGCATCGTGGAAGCGCTTCAGCCGCTCTTCGCCGAACCCAAACCCCTCGGCGAGTGCGAGGCACACCGCATCAAGAGTCTGCTGCTCGGTGTAGGCGATCACTTTAATCGTCCACAGTTCGCGTTCGGCCTTCTGCCGGGCGAGCAATCCGCTTTTACTCATTGCAGCTCCTTTATTGCCGACACGATATAGTCCGTAGCGCTTTTAACAGCGTTCACCGTCCATTCAGCATTTTCGGCGGTCGTGAATCTCGCTATCTGCATTTCAATCAGCGTTTCTGCCGATGGAATAAAAGTGTAAATTGCAAACAGGATTACAGCAAGAACAGCAAGTACGGTCGCGACTCTTTGCGCTTTGGCTCCGACTATGTAAGCAGAACATTCTCTGTCGAATCCATCGTCGTCAAGCGCATTAAATTTGAGAGCCGCTGCCGCGATGTATGCAGTAGCCGAAAAGATAGCCAGCAGAATAGCAAGCGAGCAAGTGCCCCTGCAGATTTTGTCTGCAACGCTAAGCCAGTAAAACCACATCGGATTGATAATGTATGTCATCTATTCATACCCCCAGCTTATCCATTATCTCATCGAGCTCGCACGCCGCTTCGCTAAGCACCTTGAGCTGATTAGCAAGAACATCCCGGAAGCACTTCGGAGGTGGTGTCTCGTCTCTGTCGGGAGCGTTCACACCGAACATGTGAGCATTTATCTTGTATGCCTTGATTAGGATTTCTTGTGCCATGTTATCGCTCTGACCCATCATACTTGAAAGCGGCATTATGGGATTCGGGCTGTTCGACGGTGCACAGCCGACGCTATTTCCGTTGTCTTCGTAACTCATCATTTTATTCTCCTCCATTCTGAACAGCCGCCGTTGTTTTTCCACACGCAGCGGTCACATTTGCCGTAGCACTTTTTATGTTTTGTCATTGTCTGTCTCCTCCACATAGCACCAGCTTTGCGGGGCGCGCTTAATATCATACGGTGCCGCGCCGAACCTCGTAGCGCGTAGGCCGGTAAGACTGGCCAGTTCGCGCGGTTTATCGTAGATTTTCAGGTTGGAGATGTGCCAACCGTACAATCCATTTGCGCCGTTTGCGTATTTTCGCATTTCCGCAGCAGACAAACACGTGTGTAAAATATCATCCTCGTCCAGCCAAAACCTGCTGTTTGAAAAAAGGTTTGTTACTCTGTTGCAGGTAAACTCTCCGATGACCTTTCCGCCGCCGTAAAACTGTGGCTTCGGATAGTCCGTTTCAATGAAGTCCTCATGCGGGTACCTGGGTAGTGTGCAGTAGATGTAGCACTTGAACGGCGTTTGCAGCTTCGGGCGCGTTTTCCGCACCTCAATTTTCTTTTCGCCGCTCGCAATCTTCTCACACCACTTCGGGCGAATGCTGATTAAGACTGCTTTCATCCACCTTCCTCCAGATCCATCTTCGCCCCGCACTCAGGGCAATACTTTGTTATCTTCTTTGCCTTTACTGCATATAGGCAGTTTAAGCAAAAGCAATACGGGTTCTTGATTTTGAGCGGTCGCAGCCAGCTGATATAAGGTCTAAACCAGCGGCTGTTCCGCGTAGGGATATGCTCAAGTGTCGGCGCGTCGTTTATAATCTTGCGCATCCATACCTTGTTCGCATGTGAAAGCGCTATCCTGTGGTCATCAGAGAAATGATTCTCTATGAGCGCGTCGGCGTCAATCGGCCGCATCTACTACTTCCCTCCATTCCCAGTTGCTGCCGTTCATGCAGCGGGAGCAAGGTTCTTTCATTAAATCACTCATCGCATGCTTGCAAATGGGACATCCATCGAGAACGGCGCCGCGCATCACTTCTGTTAAAGTCGCTACCGCAGCGTCCCGCTCCTTGCGCAGTTTCTCTACCTCATCCGCCACCGGCGCGCTGCGTATGATCTTCTTCAGCACAGACTTTGTGCTCGGGGTTATCCTCGGCGCGGCGTCTATCGCCCGCTCTAATGCTTTGGCTTCGTAGTATATAGGCATGGTCAATCCTCCTCAGTGTTCACACTCGTATCTGCCCGCGTCTCGGCAGCTACGTAGAGCTGGAACATTCGGCGCAGCTCTGAACGCAGAATGTTGTTCTCCGTCTGCTTGCAGGCAAGCTTATGCTTGAGGTTCGCGGCGTTCTCTTCTGCTTCGTCCTCCCTCTTATCGTTCTCTCTTGCCAGTTCTGTCAGATTCTCAAGGGCGGATGCGGCCTCGGTGCACAGCGCGCCGCACGCTTGTTCAGGCGTCAGGCACCCGTCGCACTCTCCCCTGCCGCAAACGCGCAGAGCTTCAATGATCTCTTCGTATGTCATGTCAGTTCCTCCACTTCGTTTCCCCAGGCATCCCAGCCGGTGAATTGTTCTCTCGCAAAAATCTCTATGCGCGGTGCGTAACTCACAAGCTCTATCATCCGGCGCATCTCATATGGTTTTCGACTGTGAATTGTTTTTGGTGCGTAGAATCCCGTTTTCCCCTGACAGCGTTTGCCTTCAGGAGAAACTTTGTATGGCAGGCGCTTCTTCGTCGTGGCAAATATGCAATGCTCTGTAATACCGCGGTAATACTGTCCAAGCCCTTGACGGTCTTTCATCCACGTTATCGTTGTCACATACTCGAATCCCCACGCTTTTACGCACTCAACGGCGGCAGGCAAATAATTGTTTGTTGCCCAACAGTACAAGTGGCAGCCGTCAGGGTCTGCGAGCCGGGCAATCGGCAGCGCCTTAATCTCGGCAACGGACATTAAACTGTAGTGCTTGTCCGCGCCGCGCTTGATTTTGCCGCCGCCCCGCTCTGGCCACGGCGGATCTATGTAGATTGTGCGGAATAGTTTATCCGGGAATGGCTTGATCTCCGCCACGCTCTAATTCCTCCTTTAGTGCTTTGAATATCGGGTACGCCTGCTGCGGTACAACAGCGTTGCCTAAGCATTTAAGTCTGTCCACCCGATTGGGAAGCCCATTAACCACTCTACCCACGCCGGGTTCAGCTGCCCAGCAACGTCCGTCCGCAAACTCCTGTGATTTCTCCCGCCCGTGCTGTCCTGACTGTCCGCTGCACATGGCGTGGTGTATAACTTCTCCAGTGCTATTGCCTGTGTCAGGTTGCACTTGCCCGGTTCTTTCTGCCGTGACGGCGGTACTGATTGCAGCGTGTCCTTGTACTCGTTCGCCCTCGGTGTGGGAAACAACTTTGCTTTCGCTTCCGTCCTCGCAGCCTCGTATGCCTGACACATCAGCGGGTTCACCTGCTCCCTCAAATTGCTTGGGCGGCTCCGTCCTTTTCTGCCGCCAGTCGTCGCTTGCCTTTTCATTGCCTCGTAGCTGCGGCAATCCATGCTGTCCATCGTGTTTGGCGTAGCCCACAAAGAAGACCCGGCTGCGTCTGTGCCACGTTCCGACAGCCGCAGCTTCATAATTGAACACGACGACGTTATAGCCAGCGTGCTCCAGATCCTTGACCACCTGCCCGGCGGCAATCTTGATGATTCCAGGTACATTCTCACCGACGACGCAATGCGGGCGCAGCTCTCGGATAACTCTGAGCATCTCAGGCCAGAGGTAACGGTCGTCCCCTTTGCCTTTTTGCTTACCAGCCACACTGAATGGCTGACATGGGAATCCGCCTGAAATAACGTCAACTGTTCGTAATCCTGTTCGCTCATAAAAGCTCTCCTTTGTCAGGGTTCTGATGTCTCGCCACCGCGGCACATCCGGCCAGTGCTTTTCAAGTACCTTGGTCTGGTAGTCAGCCCATTCACACTGCCCCACGGTGGTGAATCCCGCCCACTCGGCAGCGAGGTCAAGCCCGCCGATGCCGGTGAATAAGGACAGGTGTGTGAGCCGGTCGCTCATACGATCTCGCCCGTCTCCGGGTCTGTATCGGGGATGCCGTCCAAGCGGTGGATTTCGTTGTTCACGGCAACTGCAAGCGCCGAGACACTGTTGATAAGGCTCGCGCTCAGCAGATTTATCTCCGGCTCAATGATCGCCGCAAGCATAAGTCCCTGCTTTACTGCTATGTACTCACCGGTGAAGCTGTCGCCATTACGGAGATAGAGTTCAGGATCATCCTCGCCGCCGAGCAGCGGCTTGAGGTAGTCCGCATTGATGAACAGCACACCGCCTGTTATTGGACGGTGGTATGCGTTGTATATGGTGCTGCCTATGAGGAATCGGAACACCGGCTCACCTATATACTTCTCGCCCTCGGCGGTGTCGTTGACGTCGTATCGCAGGGGAATGCGCACGTGCTCGACCACGATGTTCTTCAGTTCCTTGTCGGAGAAGTTCATCACCGGGCCGACATTGTCGCCGTCAAGCACCGGCAGAGAGTACAGCGGGTATATAGCAGCATCCGTGCCGCACCACTGCATATCTCCGGTGTGCTCATCGTAGAGTCTGATCATCCCGGCGCGCTTGCAGATACCGGCAATCTTATTTATTTTCATATTCACCCTCCATATAGTCTGTGATAATCTTCGCGGCATGCTCCCAGCCGTAAGCTACGGCAGTCGCATATCCCTGCTCGCGCAAGTCGGCAAGCCATGTGTTCTGATTCTTCGTGGTGGTGTTCCCGTGCTGACGCTTCAGCTCTATGAATAGGCCGTGATAGCCGCCGCGGGCTACCGGCAGGCAGATGTCCGGCACGCCGGACTTCACGCCCTCGGCGCGGAAGCGCCCGGCCTCGGCCTTGCTCCGCTTCCCGCCGTTCGGGATGTGGAACATCAAGGCCAGTTCCGGGTACCAGTAAGTGCGCATTGACGCCCAGGAGAAAAGTGTAGCCTGTTCTACTCCCTCAGTAGGGCAGGGCATCTTCTTCCGGGCGCTCGCTGCTGTCATTGTTGTTTCCATATATCTGTTCCCTCCAGTCGCCCCGGTACTGTGCCCGCGTGTCGCGGCTGCGCACTGGAGCGCTGCGCTGCCGCCGCTGCTGGATCACGTACCGGGGTATGAAACTGTACTGTGCTGCCGCGCGTCCGCAAAATGCGCAGCTGCTGTTGTCTGCTTCGTGGGTCAGTATGTAATGCTTGGTGTCGAATCTCCGGTAGTGATCGGGGCAGAGGCTTATGTACTGCCGGAACGCATTCTTGTTCTTGGTGCTCATCCTGTCTGTACAAAGGGCTTACGCCGTGGCTTCTTTCCGGTGCGCGGCTCGTACAGCATACAGTCCGCAGGCTGACGCCTGTCCGGGGGGTGTTGCGCCGCGCGGGTGTGGCCGGTCACAAGAGCATAGTCGCAGTTGTACACGCCGTATGCGTTCTTGCTGGCCGCACGGTACTTACAGTTCTTATGCTTGCAGGAGCGGAGCTTAAACTCTTCCTGCTCCTGCTCCGCCGCTCTTCCTTCCTCCGGCATGCCTCTTCTCCTCCTCTCTGATCTTTTTCTGGAGTGCCTTTATGGCAAACACAATGCCGTCATACTTGGCGCGCAGCTCCGCGTTCTCCTCTGCCATGTCGGCAAGCGCCTTGCAGAGCCGGTCATTCTCACGGCGCAGACGGTCGTTCTCAGCCTGAAGCACTGCGTCCGTCATGGTGTAAATGGGCTTGTTCATCTGCGCCTCCTTATCTTCTCACCGTCGGGCATGGTGAAGTACTGCGCGTCCATCACTGCCGGGGCCGGTGCCGGTCTGCCGCGGCGGTGCGCGGCGCGGCTGCGCGGGCGCTCGCCTAGCTCCTGTACCTTGGCCGGGTCTGCCCAGCCCTGTTCCTCCGCAATCTCCTTGATCTCCGCCACCTGCTCGCCGACAATGTCCAAGTAGATTGTCACGATTATCATGATGCCCGCCGAGATCAGCAGGCATATCATCCCTGTGCTCATTACTACATCTCCTTATTAAATTTGCCCCATGGCGATACGCAGGGCAGCGTCCGCCTGAACGAGGTTCTTGAGGATTTTTTCATGCTTGGTGCGAAGCTCAGATGTAAATCCGGCGGTCAACTCGAAATCGTGCATAGGGCTTTCAACCTGGCCGACCTGCTCCCACCCGGCTTTCAGATAGTTCTTGACTTTCCGTTCCTGAATCGTCCCAGAGCTCTCCATTATCAGTATCCGGTCAGTACCGGGTTCTTTCAGCAGCACGTGCTTATACATTCCGTGTCCTCCTCCAGCGCATCGAGTGCCTCGGGGTGACGGCGGAGGTATGCCCGGAACACCTCCGCCCATAGCGTATCCTGCTGCGCGGCGCGCCGCTGCGGCTCGCTCGGCATGGGTGGAGCAATGACTTCACCCATTCGGGTCATTACTATCATCTTGCTGTCCCTCCTGAATATCCCCGCCCCAGCAATCTGTGAGGCATTCTTTTACAAACTCCTTGTGCTGCCGGACTATGTCCGTGATCGCGCTTGCCAGTGTTGACACCGCTTCTTTGAACTGCTCTATGCCCTCGACGCAGACCGTCAATGTTCGCTGGATGGTCTGCACGTTCGCTGCATCGTAGCTGCCGTAGTGCTCGACCGCCCGGCGCGCGTAGGCGTTAGCGCGGTTTCGGCTCATGCCGCTGCTCATAAGCAGCTTGACAAAGCGTTTCCGCGTCATCTCCCCGCCTCCTGTGCTGCGGGTGCGGGCTGCTGCCCGCACATCATGTCGTACATATCCTTTGCGCCGGTGGCACGGTCAAGCAGGGTGCGGACATATTCATCCGGCAGATTGCTTATCTTCTCGGCCATTTCAAGGCGCATGGCTCTTTTTTCCTGATCACTCATAATATTGTTCTCCTTTCGTTGCCTCCCGCTCCCGGAGCTGATATAATGCAGCGGGAAAGGGGGTGATTGTTTATGGCTAAATATGAAAAGCAGTTGAAGCAGCTCATCGAGTTGACGCCCGAAAATGTCAATTTCATCAATACCCCAATAGACGGAATAGATGAGAAAGACCTGCGTTTTCTCTCTGCAAAAGGGCTTGTGAAGATGCACAGGCTCGGCGGCAATACTATGGCTGTTTCTGTGACCGCTAAGGGTCTGACTTATTTTTCGGATAAGCGCAGTCACTCCCGGACCGCCGTTGTTTCTTTTGCGCTCGGCGTCCTTTCAACGCTCACAGCACAAGCCTTATGGCTATTCCTGCAAGGACTCCTCCAACAAGTCCTATGATTGCAGCCTCGGTGTCATTGTTTGCGAGTAAATAGCTGCTGCCCGCGCACACTACGCCGCCCACGAGCACTATGCCTATCGCTATGAGAATGTTCATCGCCTTTCCTCCTCTTGCATTGCTCTCCCCGGAATCGTGACCTCCCAGATATCCGTGGGCTTCTGCCCTCGCATGGCGGCGGCTTTCGCTTCTTCCTGCATTATTATGAAAGTCGCCGCCTGCTGCTCCGGGAGGAGCATAAGAAGCTCCGTTAACCTGCTGAGCTTCTTGCTGATCTGGTCGAGGCGGTCGGTCACGGCATCCAGCTTCTCCCCTAATGTCTGCATCTCGGTCATCGTTCCCCATCTCCTTTTCATGTTGCAGTTGATATTGCATTTATTTCTCATGTATGATATTCTGTCGGCATCGAGGTGATGTCTGTGAAAGGTGCCGTCTTATGGTTGGTCCCCATAGGTTTTTCTGTTTTTCCTTGGCTTTTCCCCTCTATCTCATTACCATGGAAGTTGGTCGTTACAGTTTCTTTTCTTATGGTATCGGCGTTCATTTGGGGGTGTGACGCAAGGTGTAAGCTCAAACAGAAAGAGGCCGAGCTCCTTGAACTTGAGAATCGTCATCGTGCCGTCTCCTCCAGATTGGATAAGAAGCGGGACGAAGTCACACTTTACCAAAGCGCGATGACATCGTTTGAACTGGTACTTTCTATTGCCGCCAGCTCAAGCGAAGAGGGGCGCATCCAAAAAATATTTGAATATTTCTTAAGCATAAAAAAACAATTGATCGTACATGGAGGCGTATCAAATGAAACAGCAGAAAATAGTTAGGATTCCTGACGAATACACCGTTGTGATAAATGTGGGAGCAGATGATAAAATCCCTGTTGGTGCCGAGTTCGAGATATTTAGCCCCGGTGCCACAATATTTGACCCAGACACTAATGAACCGCTCGGCACTCTCGATGTGGTTAAGGGGAAAGTCAAAGTCGTGACCGTATACCCCAAAATGTCAGTTTGCAAAAGCTCCTACTGTGTTTCCATGCTTGGAATGGAAACTGTTTCAAGGATGCTGTCTACCCCGGTTGAACTGGATGTTTCTTCCGCAGAGATCACCGGCGATTTTGACGGAGTCGACCGGAAAATCCATGTAGGCGATTTTGTCCGTAGGGTTCGTGAACTGTCCGAACCCTAATGGTCTGGTTGCTGTTTGAGTTTCTTTGCTTCGTTTTTGTCCACTTTCTTGATGACAAGCAGGCAATCGCTCAGCTGGGCTTTCATAAGGATGGAGTCAATCGCAAAATCCAACTTACGCACCCGCTCCTCAATTCTCTCTATTCTTTCGCTGAGTTCGTCTACCGTCCCAAACGGATCCGCTCGTTTCATTCTTCTCTCTCCTTTTTGTGTTGCTAATTTATTTTTCTGTTTGACTGAATTATAATTTAGTCGAGCAGAAAAGTCAAGCATTATTTTTCAGTTTGGCTAAATTTTTTCTTGACTTTTTTCAATGGCGACTTTATACTCCTGGTTGAAAGGTGGTGTGTCCATTGAATAATATAGGTGAACGAATCCGGCACCTCCGAAAAGACATAAGCCTAACGCTTACTGAGTTCGGTGAGCACATAGGCATTACGGCTGCCTCTTTAAGTGCGATTGAAACCGGAAAAACAAATCCTTCCGAGTTGACCATCCGCGCCATCTGCCGCGAGTTCGGCGTTAATGAGATATGGCTGCGCACCGGAGCCGGTGAGATGTTCCGTCCGGAAGAGGAATCCGAGGAGCTCGCCCGTAATCTCAAGCGCCTTATGAACGGCAGGCCTGACAGCCTCGCGCGGCGCGCCGTGCGCGTCCTGCTTCGGTATGAGCCTGACGGCCCCGAATGGCAGGTGCTTGAAAAAATCTATACCGACGTGCTTGCCGAGGCAGAAAAAAAGGAACCCGAATCGTGATGATTCGGGTTCCTTTTTTTGCCGGGTGCCTTGCTATGTAGTCAGCCAGATATAGACCGCGCGCAGGTCGGATGTGGTCGCGTTTCGCAGCAGCTTAATGATCTCTGCTTTCAGAATCTCCCGCTCTTCGTCGTTTTTGGTCAAAGTGCTCAAACTCCTTTCGTGTTTTTCTACGTGTACCCGGGCTTATAGTTCCTTGCTAAAAAATGGCTTCGGTGTTAACATTATATTCACATCTGTATATTAGCCGATATTGCGTGCTAATGTCCACGTCTGTTTCTGACAAGCCGGGTCATTTTCTGCCAAATCGTGTTTCCCGGTTTTCGGAATCCGAAAATTTCTGGGAGGATAAGAAATGACACCTTATCAGCGTTTGCAGCCCTTTTTTGATGCGTACAACAGCAAGATAACCGACGCCCGTAATGAGCATCACATGTCCCTCAATGATCTTTCCGAGGTCGCGGGGGTGAGCTACTCCGCCATAGCCACGCAGAGCGCCGGAACTGCCTGCAATCCGAAGCTGTTTGAGCAGGCAGCTATTGCCGACCTGTTCGGCCTGTCGCTTGATGAGCTGTGCGGTCTCAGAGAGCCGCGGGACGTCTCCGAGCTGACCGAGCGCATACACCAGCTCGAATTGGAGAACGTCAGGCAGGCCGGGGACATCCGGCGGCTGGAGGAATTGGACGCCGAAAAGGATAAGCGCTTTTCGGCATACCGCCCCATGGTCTATGCGCTTGTGGCCGTCTGTGTACTGCTGGTGTGCGCCCTCATTGCCTATATGATCTTCGATGCATCCGTAAAAGACGCGGGATTGTTCCAGAGTACCGGCACAAGCATCTTTGTTGTGGCGCTCGCGCCGCTCATCCTGGCCACGCTTGTTGTGGTCGGTATCGCCGTCCGCAGCGACGTCATCATGTGGCAGGAAAAGAAATAATCTCCGCGCCGCAAGTTTCTGTTGACAAATATAATTATATTTGTTATAATAACATTGTCAGGAGGGATACAGTTGAAGAGCTACTCAGCAAGAGAAGTCATCACGGCTCTGATCGTTGACGGTTGGTATGAAGTGAACATAGTCGGAAGTCATCATCAGTTCAAGCATCCGACGAAACCCGGCCGTGTGACAGTTAAAAGCCCTTGCAAGGACATCCCACGCAAGACATTGGACAGCATAGAGAGACAGTCGGGGCTCAAATTCAGGTGAGCCCCCGCTCTCCCTTATCGAAAGGAGTTTTTTGAATGAAGAAAAAACCGGATCGTTATATTTATCCTGCCGTGTTCTCATATGAGCCCGGCGAAGAGATTTCCGTCATGTTTCCTGATCTGGATGTGGCCACCAGCGGCGTTGATGATGATGACGCCCTGCTCTCCGCACGTGAGCTGCTTGGCATTACCCTCTTCGGTCTTGAGGAGGACGGGGAGGACATTCCCGCTCCATCGCGTCTTAATGCCGTTCAACTCAGCGAGAATGAGCGCGCGGTGCTGGTGGATGTGTATATGCCCTCCATCCGTCAGGCGCGTGTCAACCGCTCAGTCAACCGCACCGTCACGCTCCCCGCATGGCTCAACGCTGCCGCGCTGGAGCATAATATGAACTTCTCGCAGGTGCTTCAGGACGCGCTCAAGCAGCAGCTCGGCCTTTGATAAGAAAAAGCCCCCGGCTATATGCCGAGGGCTTTGAAAGAGGGTATCATATGAAGTTAACACACGGGGCATATATCCTTGCCCGGTTCTCGACCGACCGGCAGGATGCCGACAGTATCGAGGTTCAGGTCAGCAGGTGCCGCGAGTGGTGCGACCGGCAGCGGCTCCCTGTGCTGGATGTGTTCGCTGATGAAGCCGTCAGCGGCATGAAAGAGACCCGCCCGCAGTTTGACCGTATGATGCGGCTGCTCTCGGAGGGCGGCGCGGATACCGTCGTGATCTACGATCAGAGCCGTATGTTCCGCAAAATGACCGCGTGGTTCACGCTGCGCGAGCGTCTGGAGCGTCTTGGCGTCCGGGTGGTATCAGTGACTCAGCCGATGATCGGCGGCGATCTGCGCGACCCTGCGACGTTCATGTCAGAGGGTGGCATGGCGCTTATGAATCAGATGTGGGTTTTGCAGACCCGGCAAAAGGTCTGCGAGAAAATGCGCTGGATGGCTGGGCAGGGGAAGTATACCGGCGGCGTGCCCCCGCTCGGGTATGTCGTCATCGACGGCAGGATCGAGGTCTGCGAGCCTGAGGCCGAGACGGTGCGCATCATCTTCGGGGACTATGCCGCCGGGCGGTCTTATCGGGAGATCATCCAGCGGCTCAACGCCGAGGGACGGCGCACGAAGTCGGGCGGCACGTTCGGGTCTAACAGTCTGCACGACCTGCTGAAGAATGAGAAGTATATCGGCGTGCTGACCTATGGACGGACGCAGAAGCGCCCGGACGGCAGCCGGAACAGTCATGCCGTCGCGTCTACGGTGATGCGCATGGAGGACATGATACCGGCCATTGTCGACCGGAAAACTTGGGATACAGTACAGGAGAAGCTTATGGCAAACAAACGCAAGCAGGCGGGACGGCCTGTGAGAGTCAGGGAGTATCCGCTCAAGGGGAAAGTGTTTTGCGGGGAGTGCAAAGCCTCAATGTCCGTGACGTGCTCGCAGGGTGGGTATTATTACTATGCCTGCTCTGAGAAGAAGCGAAAGAAAACCTGTGACAATATGCCTATCAAGGTCGACGATCTTGAACGCATGATCGCCGAGGCTATCAAAAATATGCTCGGGAACCCCGAGAATGTCGACGGGCTTATCTGCATACTGCGTGAGGAACGCGGGAAGATTCAGGAACAGACGGCTATGCGCATGAAAGCCCTATTTGACCGGCAGGCCGAGATAAAGAAGCAGCTCGACGCCGCCATGAGCGCGGTGCTTGCCGGTATGCACAGTCAGTCCCTGATAGACACGGTTCACGCGCTGGAGGCCGAGCAGGCGCAGAACGACCGCGAAATGACAACGCTGCATAATCAGGCGCAGGGTACGACGATCCCGGAGGACAGGCTTCGCGAGCTTCTCAAGGTTGCCGCGAACGATATTCCCGCTCTTCTGAGCGTAGTTGTCCGGGTAGAGGTCGGCAAGGACAGAATAAGGGTCTGGACGCTGCTGGACGCGAAACCGGACGGAACATTTGACTTTAATACAGATTGGGACGACCCCGAAATAGGATTGATAATAATTCCGGGTGTCGCTCCACCGGTACCAAATAAGCAA